TTGCGAGCCGCACTGGGGTCGCCTGGTTCGCCGGCCTTCAGTTGCTCTTTGGTCGGCTTCTTGCGGTTCATCAGATGCTTGAAGCCAGACCCAGACGGATACCCGCACCGCGCTTGCAACCAGTCATGGCTGCGTTGTTCAAGTTGGCTTGAATCCTTCATCACAATCTCCTCTGTTAATGCTTCAAGTCTAGATAAGGTTGACTACAACAGTCAAGCGGCTTTGACCGCTGATTCCTTCAGCGACCGCGACAGCAGCGATACCCGCAGCGCCGCGAGACTGGCGTCCTCAAAGTGACCCAAGCGCGAGTCGTGCAGGATGTCCTCGCACAAGTCGCTGATGCGGTTGCAGACGGCCTTGACCAGTGCGTCATCGCTCTTGCGGATGAGGACGTAGAAGTCCAGCGCGGCTCCGTACACGGGCGTCCGCAGCAGTTCCACGTTGTCCAGACTGACGCACCAGTCATCGAACACCGCCGTTGGCGCGGCGAAGTTGGTCATGGTGACAGTCATGTCGCCACCGCCTCATCATAGACGGACTCAAACAGCGTGTTGCTTGTCTCAAGCAAATCAGCAGCGTCAACCCATTTTCCGTGCGGTTCAGTGGCGCAGAAGAAATCTGCCTCGCACTCGCCATCGCTGACGTAGGTCTCCCAATGCAGTCCGTGCAGGAAAAAATGCACAAACTTCTCATGCCCACGGACTGCCCGGTGGCGCATCTCACGGGCGCGGGCGTTGTGCAGCAACTCAATCTGACGCTTCACCATTTGAGCGGTGAACGTCTCGCTGTTCCGCAGGAACTCGCAGCGGTCATTGACCAACCAGTACAGATTGGCACTGTCCTGCGCCTCTGCAATGGTCTTGATGGCAGTGGCTTGGCTAGGGAACATTGCCAACATCTGTCCGGAAAGCGAAACTTCCCAAAGCACAAACGGCCCGGGGTCACTTGTCTCAGTGTGACCAATGAGACTCAGTAGCGTGTCGGGAAACACTTCAACAGATTTTGTGGTCATTCGGAAATCTCCGTGGTCTGAGGGCAGCGACCGTCGCAGTCGTTGCCAATGTGAGCAATGAGAAACAGCGCGAACAGGACAAGCAGTGGACGCGCAGAGTGCTTCTGCGGCTTGCGCTGAACGTAGTTGGCAGGGTGCAGCAACCACTTCGTGCCAGCGGCCTTAATGGCTTCAGCACGCTTGCGTTGCAGGGAAAGCAGTTCTTGCTGCACTATCGGGCGGGTCATGGGAGTCATGCGTTTTCCTCCAAGGAGTTGATAACAAACGCACGCGAGACGCGCTTGTCATTCACAAACCAAACAGCATTGCCGCGCCCAGTAATTCGCACCCTTACCCAACCGGCAGGAGTGTGGCGCTCAAATCCCAAAGAACCGTTGTTGCGTGCGCCGCTTTCCAAAATGTCGGCGTATTCAAGGGCGTCAGAACGTGCGTTCATGCGGGCATCCTTGTCTCAGCAGTCCACAGGGCGGCGGGGTTAGCGGCGGCAACCTTCATCGCAGCCTTTGCCGCCGTTGCGCTGCCAATTAGGAGGGCAACGCCGTCATCGTCCGCAAGGTACTGGCGGGTTGCGCCACGGTTTGCGGTGCGGAACACAACAAAGCACGTTCCGTTGAAGGGAAACTTCTGCGAGACGCAGAGAGAGTAGCGGGTCATCGTAGGTTCCTCGTTGTAGCGGCTTACTGCCGCCTTGGAAGCAAGTACACCACAGGTTTACTGGGGGTGTCAACTGATGTTGCAAACTTTTTTTTTGCTGCCACAATCCTGCCCATGAACACTCAAGACGCAGTTGCCTTTTTCGGCACGAAAACTCAAATCGCCAAGTTGCTTGGCATCAGCAAGCAGGCCGTGAGCCGCTGGAAAAACAAGATCCCGCTGCGCCAAGCGTTGCTACTGGAACAGGCCAGTTACGGCAAACTGACTGCCGAGCGCCCGGTGTTTCGCCATCAGGGGCAAGCATGAGCCTCTCAAAAGTCATCAGGACGCCCTACAGGGCTGGCGTAGACGCTCACGTTCGTGACGGCGTGGTGGCGCTAAAAAACATTGTCGGCATTCAGGGAAGCGAATACGAAGACCCCGGTAGCGTCGTGTACTTGAACCGGCAAGAGGTCATTGAACTACGCGAGTGGTTTGATGAAGTGCTAAGTAACGACCACGTTTGGGAAGTTGACGGGATGATTTCTTCAAGAAACATCCGCTGGCCTGAATAGGTTGCTGATAGCAAAACGCTAGCATTTCGCTAGCAATCTGATGACAACAACCAAACGCGCTTGCGTTTCATTTTTTACTGTGTTGAGATTGAGATAAGGAGACAGATATGCGAGACAGAACAGAAGCCGCGAAGGCTGGGCGTATCACTTACGAAGGCAAGCCCTGCGTTCATGGACACGGGATGGAGCGTTACGTCCTATCGAACGGATGCGTTATCTGCGACCGAAACAACGCCAAGCGCAAGTACGAGCAGCGTAAGGCAGTTACTGCGGAGTTGAAGGCGATGCGCCAAGGAGGTTGACATGGCACTCAGGCCAAAAAACTGGGACAAGTTTCAGCACTACAAGCAGCGGTGTCCACCGTGGATAAAGGTTTACAGAACCTTGCTGGATGACCGTGACTTCATGTGCTTGCCTGTTGCTAGCAAGGCGCTAGCAGTAATGCTGTGGCTGCTAGCAAGCGAACACACCGAGGGCGTAATTGAGGGGGTTCCGGCTGATTGGTCGTTCCGTCTCAGGATGACTGACAATGAGTTGCTCGTAGCACTTAAGCCATTGATTGATAACGGAATGTTTGAGGATGCTAGCATGATGCTAGCAGAGTGCTTGCAAGATGCTTGTCCAGAGAGAGAGGGAGAGGACAGAGACAAAGG